AACTGCTGGTGGAGTACAAAAAGTCCTATCATAGCAGACATAACGCGGTCGTCAAACCCGCCGGATTCTGCATCAGCAGTACCTTGAGCATTGCGGAGGAAGGTCATAAACTCCCTAATGAGGTCGCGGGAGTGGACTATTAGAGTCAAGTCCTGTATACAGTGGGTCATAAAAGAGATTAATAATTTCTTACTCCTATTCGTGGTCTCCCACCCTAGTTTGTTAATATTGGAGTTCTTATACCTGTCGAAATGTTCCTGTCTGTATAAATTCCAATAAGTCCTCTGCAACTCATTCAACGTGGCAAGACCATGTGCATTAGTCTCTATCCCAATCAACGCTTCATTATAATACATACCTAGATTAGATGCAACATGGGCGAAATTATAAGGGTCTAGATGTCCATGCCACTCTGCGACTTGCTCCGCAGTGTAAGGAGAGTTTAATTTCTTCCACACCTGGAGGCAAGAATAGTCTCCTCCTTCTCCACCATCTGCTACATCGCCGCCGATTGAGTAGATCTGTCCTCTCTGCGGGTGTTCCCAAATTTTCAACCGTCCTAAATCATTAGGCATGAGGCTTTTTTGACCTACCTCGCCGCGAAATTTGGGTTCAGAAGTCTTTTGGCTCATTATTCTGAGCTTTTTCCTGTCAAACACCGGCACACCACTCACTATAAAGGCTTCTTCAGGAGTGCAGGGGTATTCTTGCCGGAATAATTCCACATCTCCTTTGAGATCCGCGATAGTCAGCCTTCTCCAGTACAACTGCTCAGGAGTCAACTGGAAATTAACTATCAATTCCTGTTCTTCTTCGTTTAATTTCTCCAGAAAATCCACTTTATCCTTAGGAGTATAAAAAGGATGCCAATAATCCGGCATATCGAACCAACTCAAGAAGAAAGGTATGAAGTTACTGTCTCCATTTTCTGCACGTTCCCACTCTTGATGAAAAAAGTTGCCTATGCCCTTGGCTGTTGATTCGTATATTATTAAACTCTTAGGGGTTTTAGGAATAGTGGGCACAAGGGCAGAGACAACTTCACTGGCAAAAGGCCATGACGCGACTTCTGAACAGTGCAGGAGGTGATAACCTGCGGAACGCGCAACGTCTTTCTTTCCAGCGGTTATAACTTCTATAGAAGAGCGCAAGCCTGGGTCATAGTCAGAGGTTTTCCTGTCAGGATTTGCGAAGACCAGCTCTTTCTTGGAGTTGAATCTAGTCATAGGTCTGAGTTTAGGTGGGAGGCAGTCGTAGAAGAGCTTACACATGTTGAAGATTTTATTGCCGGAGTCTTTATCGTGGGATATTATAACTGTTTCTGTGTTTTCGTTGAAGTGTGTAGCGTGGAAGATCAAGCCTTCGGAGATGGTGGAGATACCTTCTCGTCTAGCCTTTAATACAATAATGCGGGCCAGTCGACCTTTCTCACGGAGATCAGTCAAGGCTTTCCAGAACTTCTGCTGTGGTGCGTTGAAGACGAATGGTTTTAATTCTGCATCTACTGTCTTGATCTTTAAGAGATTTGCGGCATAGTACTCAAAGTCTTCTGTACATCTATTAAGATCCAGCTTGGAGAGGGGTACTATCAAGTCTGTTCTAGGTATGAAAGTCGTGGGAGTGTTCTGCAAAGAAGGCTTGGCCCCATTGAGTCGCTTCTTATACCGCGCGGCGGCATGGGAGTCACTCTTGGTCGTAGAAGTATCTTGAGCATCGGGAATATTTTTCCCCTTCTGCTCTTTAATAAGTCCATCTACCAGACTTCCTAGATTCTTGCCAAGGTTCATTCTTTAATACCTTCTTAAGACCTACTAACTCTAAGCAGCTTCTTGAGGAGAAGGAGTCACGTCTATCATATTCTCCAGATCAACCATTAAGTCTTTCTGCGCAGCAGCATAGTCTTGCTCATCATCTGGCTCTATTCCCTGGCCGCGTTTTTTCGTGATCCTAAGTATCTGCTCGAAAGACACCTCATGCTCTCCTGCTTGTCTGTCTGTACTCCCTACCCCGGTGCTCGTGCCTAGTCTGTCCAACACTTCTCGCGCGGCAGCTAGTTTATCCCTCGGCTCTATTGCCTTGGAAAGTGCCAGTTTTACCACTTCCGCGGCAACTGCTTTCGCGTTATTATTAAACTCCCCAACCGCCTTACCATACCCATCATCAAGACTCTCTCTATACTTCTTAACCTGCTTCTGAAAAAGCGGATTCGCCTTTAGTACAGAGAGTCGACTCTGGCTTATCTTAATCTCCGCGCTCAACTCCTTAAACTTCTTCCCTTCTGCAACTCTCTTAGCTACTTCCATATGCCAAGGACTTAGTCTCATCGCGGCACCTGCTCAATCCTGTCCACCATATTCAAATCAAACAAAGCCTCTCTCAACTCCTGGCTGAAAGTCTGCCTATAGTCCCGCGCGCGGCAGGCTCTGCACCTACTATTACCCTCAACCTTATCACATCTACATCTTCCACTAGCAATGTCCCAAATTCTCAACAAAACCTCTAAATCATCAGCTCGTGTAAATCCCATCTTAAAACCTCCCTCCTTAAAGACTCTTCCCTAGAGAGTCTGATGAACTCAACCTTCCTTAATCTTCCTAATCCTGCCTCAACAAGACATAATAAGAACCACTGTCAACATCCTACTCTATACCATTATATAATGCAAGAGAAATCTGCAAAAAATCTGCTATTGTGTCTCAGCATAACAAAAGCATTGCTCGCCAAGTCTTAGGACATATTATGGTGAATAGTCTACTAAGTATTCATGGTAGAAGAAAAAAAATAGGAAAAAATTTAAATTAGGAAAAAATTTAAATCTGTTCCTGATCCCGCCCTGGGGGGGATTTTTTGCGGAGTCCGGGTGTCGGGGATTGATATGAGGAGATCAGCATAGAAGAGTGAGGAGACAGGAGACAGATAGTCCTACCTGATAGATCTAGCCAGCTAGTTGAAAAAGAATTGACAGAATAGGTCCAGGGGGTCCATGAGACAGCTTGACAGATTTTAAAATTCTGGTAGCTGAGAGAAAAAGAAAAAGATTTATTCGCGCGGCCATAAAAGCGGCCATAATAGAGGAGCTACAATATGACTAAAAAAGCCCCTTGAATATGGTATCTCAAGAGGCTAGAGGGTAGTAGCTAGTATGCTATAGCTCGATTCCCATTTCTTTCATTTTTTCCATGATGGTTTCTTGCATGGCGGTGACCTCTTTTTTCCGAATTTTATCCATATGGTTGGTCTTGCGCTTGTTGAGATAGATGGAGAAAGCTTTCTTTTCGCCGTCCATTTCAATAGCCTCTTCGAAATTTTCCGGCTCAGTGTAGTCCATGATGACCGTTTTCTCGAATTTTCCAAATTTGCATTTTACGTCGACGTTCATTTTTTTTGCCATGATGGTGTCTCCTTTTTTTGGCTTTTTTGAGCTGGGCAATTCCCTAAGCTCTTGATTATCATTAGATCATATTTTTGAGCAAATGTCAAGCATTTTTTTCAGGTTTTTTAAAAAACATCTATTGAGATAGAGCCATATAATTCTATATCATTATAAATAGAATCTTCTGGGATATATTCGCAAATTGCATCATCGAGTTGAGATAGCTCTATGGTGAGTAAATCCGCTAGGCTTATTATTAAATCCTTTTCCATAATTTGTCTCCTTTTTTTGGCGGTTTTTGAAAAGCTTGACGTGATCATATTATATAAGAGGATAGATGTCAAGGGTTTTTTTCGGTTTTTTTAAAATAATATTTATTTTTTAAAAACCTTTTTTATAAAAAACCTGGCATGGATTATGCACAGGGTGATAAAATCCGCTAAGGAGACTACCCACAAGCATACAATACCACAGTTTTGGCGGATGTGTAGAGATGTGTGCATACACTGAAATGATTCATTTAATGAATTGATGGTAGTAGATATATGTATGCACTATGTGGACAGTGTGGAGAGGATGGACTCGAAAATGGTTTCGCGCTAGAGGATGATTATAAGCCGGTAAATGCTTATTTTCCCATATTTTGGTTTTTTTGTTTTGCCATTTTCTATAATGATATTATGCGTTTACGGAAAATTGCCCATATGCTCACAAGAATAAGGACGCTTATGGCGGCGGTTTGTAGAGTGTTTTTTTTTTTTTTTTTTTTTTTTTTTTTTTTTTTTTT